AACAGTTCTTGGATGCCCTGCACGGCACTGTCTTGGCATTGAAAGCTTCGGGAACGGAAGTAACGCCGAAGCTTGTCAACAGAGCCATCAGCGAATTCAACAAAAGGGCGGTGCAGTTGCAACGCTGGCTGGAAGATTATTCGCACGACATTGTGGGGGATTATGTGGTCAACGGTCTCCCCGATGACATTTATGAGGCGTGGCTTGGCGAACCTGAACGTGATTTTTGGTTCAATTTTTCCCGATGTCTTTCTTCCAATCGTTCCGCATTTGTTTCGGCGATTCGGTTTGGCTCTGCTTTCAACGGACTGAGCGATCTGCTTGACAATATGCACGGCGCAGTCGGATATCTTGTCCAAAAGAAGTCTCAGGAAATGAAGTGGAACGTAAGGCTTGAGGACGGTCGAACTGTGAACTGTCTGAAGCTTTTTTACACCCTGTGCAAGTTCAGGGCGTACCGTGCGCATATGATCCACGACCTGATGGATGCCAAGTCCCGCAATTTGAAGGTCAATGTCGAGGACGAAGAGGGGAACATTGTTGACAGCGGCGAGGCAGAGAAATTCCTGACGGATTCTCGCCTGATTGACACGCTTTTCCACATTAACTCAAAAAACAGGTTCGTCTATGTTGTTCAATCCTAATACAACCTGCGTCATCATCAAGAATTCGGGTTACAACGACTACGGCGAACCCCAATATGGTGAGCGGGTGGTGGAGAAATGTGCGGTTCTTAACGCTGGCATTTCGACCAAAAAGTCGTCCGTCCGTGCGGACTCATCGGCATCCCGTGGCAACGCTTGGGAAAATATTGCCGACTACTGGTTCATTTTTATGCCCGACACTGTTGCGGAAATTGATGATTTGGTTGAATTCAACGGGCATCAGCTCAAGATCATCAAGCTGATTCCTAGGTACAGCCTTGCCGCAGAACACGACCATACCGAAGCGCATTGTCAGATGTGGAACGAGGTAATCGAATGATTGACTATGAATCCCTTCTAGACACATTAAGGAACGCTGGATTTGAAGATGACGGGGTTGTGTTGAGTATTGACACGCTTCCGATCAGCGCATCCAAGGGAATCTTTTTGCGTTCCAGCATTTCGGGCGACAGGATTGACTATGAACTGCCTAGGTTTTGCCGAGGCACATTTCGTTTGATCGCAAGAGCCGCAACGTATCAGGAAGGTCAGAAACTGTTGCTGGATGCCATATCCATTCTGCAAATCAACAAAAAGACCAAGAAGATCGGCGATATGAATGTTCGGTATTGCCGAGCGATAACGTCTCCTATCAGCTATCCAGTCAGCGAAGGAAACTTGAGAGAATTTGCTGTCAATATGGAAATTTGTTATGACGATTTGGGAGAGAGTTATCCGTGGGAAGACGAAAAATAGTCAAAATCAGAAAGGCGGGATTCAAATCCGTTGGCAGACGCTTGGACAAATTTGTCGATGACACCTGTGCCAAGGCTGAACCCGTTTTGTGGGATGAAATCAACTGGGTCATTGACATTGCCCGACTGATGACTCCCGTGAAAACCCGTGCGTTGGAAATCTCCATTGAAAAAGCCAAAATCTACAATAAAAAAGGCAATAAAATCATCAATTACGGGTTAAGTATCAATGGATCGGTTCGGAATCCGCAGACGAAGAAATCCGTCCGTGAGTACGCAGAAATCGTTCACGAAGAAGTGACTCCTGTCGGACACAAAAACATTGGGGTGATTTCTCAGGAAAAGGACGCAAGTTCTCCGTACACGGTCGGCGGTGGCTTCTTGACTCGTGCTTTGCAGATTACAAAGACCCAATTTCAGCAGTTGATGCAGAAAGTCGTGCGGGATCAGGTGACAAAATTCAAGCGAAACGCAAAGACTCTTGCAACTCATTACTTAAATCGTCACAAATAGCTAGAATTTAATTGATTATTTTGGTTTTTTAATGTAATATTAAGCTGTTATAACAACCTACCAATTCTTAAGAATAGAGTAAATTCAAAATGCCTAGTAGCACTGAAAATGTAAAGTTGGGTGTGTGCCGCATTACGTTTGGCGGTGAAGACCTTGGTTTCACCAAGGGCGGTGTTGACGTTTCCGTTGAAACTGAAACCCACGAAGTGACTGTGGATCAGATGGGCGAAGTGCCGATCAACGAGTACATCACCTCCCGTACCTGCACCGTGACCGTTCCGCTTGCGGAAACCACGCTCGAAAACCTTGTCAAGATTATGCCTGGTGCAACGCTTGTCACCGATTCGGAAACGCAGTCAAAGCGTGTTGATGTGCCGACCGCCGTTGGGCATTCTCTGCTGAAGACCGCACAGGAACTGGTCTTGCATCCCGTGGCGAATGATGACAATGATAAGTCCGAGGACTTCATCATCCCGAAGACCAACACCCGTGGTTCGATGGATTATTCCTACAACCTTGACGAAGAGCGCATCTACTCCTGCGAATTCAAGGCTTATGCCGATGAAAAGGGTCTGCTCTTCAAGGTGGGCGACAAAGCCGCAACCGCTTAATACGGTTGTACAGGCGAGAAGTTGATTTACAAGACCCTTGGCATCCCGCCAAGGGATTGTACTAAATAAGAGAACACACTAATGGAAACAAAGATCTGTAATTTGGACGAAATTGCGCCTATCCAGCCGAGGACGCTTGTAATCAACGGAGTTTCTCACAATGTTGTGCCTCTTTCTGTTGGAAAGTTCATTGAATTTTCTCAGATGCGGCAGAAGATCGGAAAGTCCGAAAACTTGAAAGAAGGCTTGGATCTTTCCGTGCGTATGATTCGTGAAGCAGTGCCGAGTCTTAGCGAAAACGAAATCAAGTCTTTCCCGATCAATCGTCTTCAGCTTATTCTCGCATTTGTCAACGATGAAATCCCTGATGAAGTATTGAAAGGCGACAAGAACAAGAATAACAAAGAAGAAGAAGCAAAAGATAACGCCGATCAAAAGGGAAAAGAGTAAGCCCTGCAATTCGGAGTTTAGATTTCGGTTACTTGTTTAGCAGGGTTTTGCATTTTTATGGAATCGGCTATCGGGAGCTTCTCGATATGCCGATTCGTTGTTTTTGGGTACTTTCCCAAAACATAAACCGAATACAAGCGCAGAACGATATGCGTAGTTTGGCGATTTCAATGTATTGCCAAGACAAAGACGCTTGCTTGAAGTACAGGGAGTCCCTCGAAATTGAAATGGGCAAGGTCTTTGAATTTATCGTGGATACGAGACACGAAAGGGTCGATCACAAAGCTGTGGCGAAATTGAAAGCCTCATTAGATAAGAAAAAGAAGAAATAAAAATGGCTAGCATTCCTTCCAACGATGATGTTCTTTTTATTGATCTCCAGTTCAACGCAACCTCGACTACCAAGGAGATCAACGGTGTCATCAAAGACACGGGTCGGCTTGAAGCGTCTTTTGACAAGCTTGGAGCTACCATTGACAAATCGTTTAACAAAGTCAATTCGAGCATAAGAAACGTTGGAAGGGATTTAAACAAAAGCCTAAAAAATATCGATTTAAATATTGGTCAGGTCAACAAAAGTTTTCGTGACTTCGAAAAGTTACTGACACGATTCCATAGCGAAGCTCAGTTTACTCGCAAAGAACTTGCTCAAATCAACATTGAGCTTAAGAATATGGTCAAAAACAGCGGTTCTGCAAAGGGATCGCTGGCAGACTTTGCGAAACCTGTTTTGGCAGAAGAAGCTCTCCGCAGAGGTGCGCCTATTTGGTTTCAGAAGGTTTCTCACCTTCAGGAAAAGCGAGCCCGTGTTTCGGCGTGGAATCTGTCTCCCGAACTGCAAAAGCAATGGCGAAAGCAAACGCAGGATCTTTTGGCTAACAACCTGATGATGTCCAAGGCTGATGCCGAAGCGGCAATGATGGCGGCATCATCCTCCATTGGTCATTACGATCCCAACATTGTCGGAAGGACTGTTGGAAGTGTCGCTAAATATGCCCAGTTGGAAAAGGCGTTAGGGTACAACAAGTCCGAAGTTGACGACATCATCAAGAACTACTACGGTGTTGCTGAAGCCCGTCAGGTGACAGGCAATATTCAGAAGGTTCTTGATACTTTCAAGACGGTCTTCCGCATCACCACGACAACCGCTGGCAAGATTTCAGTTGCTGACGTTGAAACCATTCTTCGTAATATGGGGCCTGGTGCAGGCACGATTACAGACGAAGGCTTGCTTAATCTGCTTGCTTATGCCGAACAGATCAAGGTCGCTGGTCGAGGAATGAGCGGATCTACTGGCGCAGGTATTTCCACGGTCGGCACGAACGTCAAGATGCTCCAATTGATGGCTATGGGCAAGCCGACAGGAAAAAATGCCAAAAATCAGCTGGCTCAATTGGGTATTTTGGATGATGATGTTTATAGTATTGATAAGGTTAGAAATGTTGGCGGTGCGCTGTTAAGAGGCTCGTCAGGGCAGGTTTTGGAACAAGCAACCATCAACAGTGCCAATTTGATGGCGGCTAGTGCGTGGAATAAAAAGCTTGCACAGGAAGACCCTGTGAAGTGGGTGGAACAGCTTATTCCGCTCGTTGAACAATACACTGCCCAAAAGCGTAATCGTGCCAAATATTATGGCTCGTATGCGTATGGCAAAGAAAATGTCAATGACAAGGAGTTTTTGGGCAATTTAAGTGAAACTCAAAAGTTAAGTGCCATTACTACGTTTTGGGCGGCAACGGGTCTCTCCCAGCGTGTGTTGCAAGCGTTGACAACATTCTCAAACGAAAACTTCATCAAACGTTCCACCGAAATGATGAAGACCGCTCAAAACCAAAAATCCGCAGAACAATTAATGCAAGAGCAGATTGATGCGGGTAACTTGAATTTGAGCTTGGAAATCCTGAAGAAATCTTTTGACCGACTGATCGAATCGACAGAGTCGTTTGCTCCTATTGTTGCAAACTTAATGGTCAAAACTGCCGAACTCTTAAGGTATTTAGGTGATTGGAGTGACAAGAGTGCATCGTTGGTGAAAATGACAATGTCAGTATTCGCTATGAAGGGGTTAAATGCGGCTATTGGCAGATTTTCTCAACAATTTAATTTGGTTGCTGTTGAAGAGATTGAAAGGGCAAAAAAAACAAATATTTTAAAAATCGCAACAGACAAATTGATTCACGCATTTGATGCGTTACATTTTAGTGTTGTGAAACAGATTACAGGTTCTGCACCATCTAAGACGGCATCTTATCGAATTAATGCATTTGTTGGTGAAAAAATTACCGCCAAAATTAAAAGTGTTACTGATTTTGTGAAAACTCAAATCATTGGCATTGGTATGCTTTTTGCCAAAACGATTTCGGGCATTGGCACAGCTTTAATTGCTCTCGATCTTGCCTCAATGTTTTTGGATTGGTGGGCGGCATCTAGTGAACTTGGAAGACAAGTTCGAGATATGATCAATGGATTTGGAGACTATTGTGTTGATATGTTCTCCAAGTTGTTCGCTTGGCTTGGACTGAATAGACCAGATCAGACAATTGGACTTTCCAAGGATGAATCCGAGAAAAAGAAATCGCTTGAAAAGCAAATTTCTGACAAACAAAGTGAATTAAATAATCTTATCAAACAACGAGATGAAGCTAATGGTGATCTTGACAACAACAAATATTTTTCTGATGACAGAGTTAAAGAGCTTACAACCGAAATTGAAAAATTAACTGCGCAACTTGCCACACTTAATGAAAAATCAGCACAAGCTGAAGAAGAAACCAAAAAGGCAGAAGAAGTATTAACAAAGTTTTTTAGCGAAAACTTAAACAACGACAGCATTCAAGCTAAATATAAATCCGTTGAAGAATTAAGCGGACGAAAAGATCGACTCTTAAAAGAAAAAGAAGCCGCTGAAAAATTTGGCTTATCAAAGGAAGAAATAAAAAGACGAACAGCGGCGTGGGAACAGGCGAAAAAAGAATATGATGACGCTCTAGAAAAAATTACAAAAGACACTTTTGGTCAATTTGTTCAAGGTTCATCTGAGGTTGGAGAAGCCATTAAGAATCTTGATGAAAAAGGATTAAGTCGTCTTAAGGAAGTAATATACAAGCAGATGGAAATTTTCTATTCTGCGATTGATCCTTCGGGAGAACTGGTTAATGAATTTAGAAATAACTGGAAAGCACGATTATCAAATCTTTTAGGCAGTACCTCGACAACGTTTGTAAATGGGCTTCAGGCGGTCGCTCAATATGCTATACCCGAAGTATCTAAGACTGTTTCAGCTAAAAGGGCGGGAAAGTATAGGGGCGAAAATGGTTTGCCAGAATTTCCCAATGGGAAATCTACAAATAACGGTAAAACCAAGCGTACTTTTACTCCTCGCAGACGTTATGTCCAGTCTTACGACAATGTGCAGAAGATTCTTTCCCGTGATCGTGAAGAATATAGCAAGGAACAGTACAAGCTTGGACGTTACAGCGAATTAGAGAGCTATGACGATACTCTGAAACGCATCCGTGAGAATTTCATCAAGGATGTGATGGGCGGTCGTGTCCGTAACAAAAAGGGCGAAAGTTACTTCATCAAGAACAAGAAAAAAGCCAAGCAGGAAACTTTTAGTGAAAAAGATATCAACTTGGGTTTGACTTATGACCGCAAGACTGGGGCTACAGGTGAAGATCTCGTTCGCCAGCTCACCAAGACTGAGCGTCTGAAGGCTTTCAATAGTGCATTCGGCACAATGTTCAAACAAGCCAACAAGGCTGTTGAGACCGCCACCCGCAGTCTTACGGAATCCGAGCGTCTGTTGGATGAGGAAAACGACTTTAGCAGTTTGCCTCCTGAAATTCGCAAATTCGAGGAAGAAGTTGCGGACAACTTTAAGAAGATTACAAAGACTTTTGGTGACACTCTTGAGTCTTCCAAGAAAGCCGCTGATGCGCTCAACAAGTACAAGGAAGACACTCAGAAGCAACTTCAGTTGATGTCGCTTCGATTGGCGAATGAACAGACCAAGAAGTGGCAGGATGATAACAAGATTCGCCAGCGTTCATTCCTGACCAGCCGTGAAGCCGCCACGGGTGAATTCTTGGACAATTATCGTAAGATTGGGCAGACGTACAAAAGCACGTACGATGCAGTGGTCGAGAAAAACCGTAACAACATTAACAATCCCCAAACCCAACAGACGCTCACTCAGCTGACTCAGACCTATCGTGAACAGGCTGAACTGGTCAAGCGTGAATATTACGAGCGGGTTCAGGGTTACTCACAAAAGTACTTGAACCAGCTGGTCGAAGACTGGAAGGATGTTGGTTCTCAAATCCAAAACCTTCAGTCCACGATGATGGACGGCTTTGTCACGGCAACGGAAAACTGGCTTGACGGCAGTGAATCGTCTTGGCGTGATTATGCAAACAACGTCCTGAAGCAGATGCGCTCGATGTTCCTGAAGGTTGGTTTTGCCGATCTGCTTGGATCGGGAGTCAAGGACTTCAGTGAGAGCGTCCAAAACTTCACCCGTGGTATTTTCGGGCAACAGGTGACATATGGTCAGGAAGGTAGCAAGGCGTTTGACTTTGGCAGTTCCATTTGGAACTGGCTGACTGGCAAAGGCTTCAAGCCGACCGAAACCACCAATATGACGCAATCCATTGACGACAAGATCGGGATGGCGCAAAAGATTGGCGGGATGGACGGCAACACGATGGCTGTCACCACCAACACCGAAGCTCTTATTGCCCTGACTTCCGCAATCACTGGCAAAGCTCCGACACTTGGACTGACCAACAATATTTCCAACGGAACTACTGCCTTTGACCAAGCCAAGGTTTGGCTTGGTATGGATGAGGGTGATGACGGTGACAGCTGGCGTTATGCCGATGATCCGACCGCTGGCGGTGTGTTGAGTCAGGATCAGCTTGGCACTGAAACCCCCACGCTAGCCAATACAATGGGGCAGATGTGGAACAACTTTGAAGACTGGATCAGCACGTTCTTCAGTGGAGACTTCCTGACAAAGATCGGCTCGACCTTCACTGGCTTGTTCAATGGAGACTTCTTCTCGAACATTGGAGACTGGTTTGGAGGCTTGTTCGATGGCGGTGAAGGCGGGATGTTCAGCAACCTGACCGACAAGCTTTCGGGGATGTTTGACGGGTTAAGCGAAGATCTTGGCAAGAGCATCGGCGATATCGGTGGGATGCTTGGAAGTGCTGTGAGTACGCTGTTTGGCGGTGGCGAAAAGGGACAGATCGCTGGAACGGTTGTCAGTGTCGCTTCGAAGGTGATCGGCTCTTTCTTTGCCGATGGCGGCATTATGACTTCCCGAGGCAGAATTCCGCTGAACAAGTATGCCAACGGCGGTATTGCCCGTAAAGCACAGATGGCGGTCTTTGGCGAAGGCGCTACCCCTGAAGCTTACGTTCCGCTTCCCGATGGTCATTCCATCCCCGTTACGATTAACGGCGGGATGGGTATGAGCGAAAGCGCAGGTGGAAACCAGTTCAATATTTCCATCAGCGTTGTCAACAACTCTGAATCACAGTCTCAGAGCGGAGAAGGGTCTAGCGCAGAACAGTCTTCCAACATCACGAAGTTTGCAAACAATATTAAAGCGATTGTTAAATCCGAGATTGTCAACCAGTCTAGACCAGGCGGTTTACTGTATAATGGTCGCTAATAAGCTGATAAAAAGAATAAGAATATGGCTTTTCCTGAATTTACGTGGATTCCTGATTTAGGGGTTTCTGTTTCGTCAAAACCTCTTGTCAGTGTAGTTAGTTTCGGTGATGGATACGAACTGCGAGTTGCAGAGTCTTTGAACCGAGTTAAAAAAAGCTACGATCTGACCTTTACCAAGCCTCTTTCCGAAGCGAGAGAAATTATCGCTTTTCTTGAGGAAATGGGCGGTTTGAGCGCATTCCGCTGGACATCCCCGACAGATGTCACCGTGATGGTGGTTTGTCGGGAATGGAATGGGCCTGATCAGGAAGTCAAGGGTCTTTACACCGTTAAAGCAACATTCGAAGAGGTTTTTGAAAGCTAATGCCTCAGACCACCAGCACTCAAATTACCGAAGAGATACAAAAGCTGTCTCCATCGGCAATCATTGAACTTTTTGTTCTCGTCATTGACGATGGAGATTCCGAGCAGAATGTTTATTTCCACGCAGGAACAAACGAACTGCACGGAAATGTCGTTTGGCAGGGCGTGACTTATATGGCTCTTCCAATTAAGATGGAGGGGTTTGATATGAGTTCCAAAGGCGAGCTTCCGCATCCAAAGCTGACCATTGCAAACATTCAGGGATTGTTCTCCGCTTTGATTCGTGAATATGACGATCTTATCGGGATGAAAGTTATCCGCAAGCGAACGTTCGCACGATATCTCGATGCGGTCAATTTCCCGAACGGCAACAATCCCACCGCCGATGCAACGGTAGCTTTTCCCGATGACGTTTGGTACATCGACAAGAAGGCGCAGGAAACGAAGTTTTCCATTCAGTGGGAATTAGCCAGCGCATTCGACTTGCAGGGGATCAAACTTCCCAAGCGACAGATCATTCAGAACTACT